TATTGAGCGGAAAGGTTGCCGCATCCGCATCCTGCGCGGTGCAGACCATGCCCACGATTGCGGTTGATACGGTTGTAATGGTGCGCGTGCCGTCGTTAACTTCGACGACGCGGACACCATGATGATAATCAGACATCTGATGCACTCCGTTTTGAGGGTGTGCTCAGGGTGTCAGTTCATTGAATAGGATGCATGCTGTTACGGTTTGTTGGTCTGTCAGTAAAACAATTAGCAATATTCAAAAAAAACGGATGCACGAAGTACAATACTCCTCATGCATCCTCTTAAAAAATCTTGTCATAGCATTAATAAATATTTGATCTTATTTTTGATACTGCCTTAACTTATCAAGCAATTCGTCAATGGCTTCATCCTGTTGAATATCGTCTTCTTTCTGACTTTCAGAAGTTAGTTCATCATGATCTGAGAAAATACCGGCTTGCCTTTCGGTCAACTCGCGAATCATGTCTTCAATTTCTTTGCTATGATGCTCCTGAATATGCTCATCTATTGCTTGAGATAGCTCCTTCATTCTTTGTATATCTAATTCTTCTTTTACTGCTTCCTCGGCTTCATCTTCCCATTCTGCAATCGTATCTTCAATTTCTTTTAGGCTAAACATTCTTACTCCTTATTGATAAGGCATTTGGCTATATCTGCTATCGAATAAAAACTTTGGCTATCAATACTAGCCTGCAATTGCATACATTTTTATGATAGTTTAAAAATGATTCACTGCCTTCAAATTAATGATTTTTAATGATACACGCTTTAGACGTTGAGCTTAGCTGTATCGTTTACACATGTCTGCAACCGTAATCCGTGTACCCCTATCAAATTGCTAAATGATAGCTTTTAACTGTTCTGGTTTATCCGGCCATACGATACCTTGCCTATCACTGGTATCAATCCGGCTGAGAGCCACCCGATATCGTTTCCATTCTGCCAGACGGGTAATCTCTTCTTCTGTTGCAATACTGATATCAACCGCATCCTGCAGCGGCGCGATTGTCCGGTTTGCCACATCCATTTCAGCGGCAAGCCTGCTGCTGGCAATCAGTACTGCGTTCTCAGCTTCTGTAGCCGGGGCGCTAAACACACCGCCACTGTAGCGATAATTTACATCGGGCTGTTCGGGTAGCGCGGTAATATCCACCCATACCAGTGACGGATGATAGAGTTTTTCAGGCTTCACATTCAGCGATACGATTTCAGCAACGCACTGATTTTCAATCCGGGCATAAGTTTTCATCAGCTGAATTCCTCAATGTATATAATACCGTCAGCCCCGTAGTTACCGTAGTAAGGCGAAGTTCGGATGTTGCCTCCGCCGCCCACACCAAATGAAGCCCGGTCGTTTGATGCAATCCCTTCGCCACTCCGTGAAGCACCTCCCCAATAGCTGACTCCACCGTCCCCGGAACCCCCACGATAAGGGTTAGTGCCTCCGGTAATAACGCCGGGGGAATCGCTGCCGTCGCCGCCCTGAATATTGATATCCCCGCCAACTGCAGTTCCCCCGGCTCCTCCTGCATCACCAACTGAGTTCGCACCGTTGCCCGCTGTAATCTGCCCGTTAAAGGCACTGCTGGTTGAATTGATGCTCTCTTTGCTGCCAGCGCCAACAACCCCCGCATACGTTTTGCTGTCATCAACAGCCAACATTGCGATTGCCGTACCGCCAGCGCCGCCACCGGCACCGCGTGCGCGATAGTTTTCGCCCCAGCCCAGAAAACCATAACCGCGCCCGCCGCCGCCGGTAATGATGATTCGTGCGCGTTTAGTGCCTGGTGTGGGTTTGTAGCTGATCGCGCCCGGCGTCGTGAAAATCTGGCGGCCAATCCAGCGCCCGGAAAACTTTTCGCTAATACCGAGGTTTTTAAGAACGTCAGCAACCAGCCCGGCGTCTTTGATTTCTGCCAGGGCGCTTGCGATTTGCAGGTACTGGCTGTGTGGGTTTTTAGCATCGGTGTGAGTTTTCATTACGCTGTCAGCGTAGGCTTTCACCTCGAGCACGGCATCATCAACATACTTGCGCGTCGCCAGCACGACTGACGGATCAATCTTCAGCGTAACGGCTGTTGTGCTGTTCACGATTAAAATCATACGCACGGTCTGCGTGCGCCCGCTGCCTTCAGCCAGTTGCGGCTTATAGGTTTCCGGGCAGTTAGCAATGGCAATCAGTACGCCGTCGGCATCATACAGGCCGATTTCGCGGATCCAGAAACCGCCTTCACTTTCCGGGATAATCTGCTCGGCGATAATCTGGCTGCTGTTTGCCGCGTCAACGGTCAGGGAATTAAGCTGCGCGCGACGCTTCTCGCCGATGAGCTTTGTCTGTGCCGCGTCAGGCGTCGGCAGCGTGCCGCCACCATCACCGACACCCATAGAGGCGATGTTCACTTTCGTGCCGAGTGCGGCGGCGTTCGCCAGCTTAGCCGAGCCCTGATTGGTCAGCAGGGCAAAATATTTTGTCGTCATGCACTCACATCCGTCAGGTCAATAAGATGCAGCGCCACGCCGGAATAACCCGGCCCGCCGACGCTGATGAGTTCAGGGGTATAGGGGTAAACGGTCATCTCGTCGCCGCTGTAGCTGGCAACAGCGACCGGCAGCGCGCCGTTCGCGTCCAGATTGATAGACAGCCCGATAAGATGGCGGCTGCAGGGCTTGGCGTCGGCTATCAGTCGCTCCAGCTCGTTATACATTTCCTCCGTGATGCCGGTATCAAGCACGCCCACGTCAAGCCGGAACGTGCCTGGCGCCTCATTGGTTTTCCACCACTCGATAACCCGGATGAGATAGCCCAGCGGCTCAACGACGCGGCGGATAGCGCCGATAGTGCCTTTGTGCCGGTGCACGTATTGCGATGCGGCAACCACGGCACGCTTTGTTGATTCAGGCCAGGCTGAATCCCAGCGGTCAACCGACCACGCCCACGCCAGATAGGGCAGAAGTGCTACCGGGCAGGCATACGGATCCCATAACTGACGCAGCGGCACGCTCAAAGCGCCCGGGCTGGCCAGCGCCTCGGCGGCGGCAATCTCAAGCACTGACGAGCCGGTCGGCAGCAGTCGATCACTCATCCGAGCCTCCCACGGTCAGCGTGTAGCCGGTGCAGTAAGCGGCCTGCGTTTTATCGAGCACCACATCTGCAGCAGGCTTAATCAGGCTGACGCGCTGCACGCCCTCAACGTGCATGGCGGCATACAGCGCAGAAAGGCGGATATCCCGGCCGAGGCGCTTCTGCGCGGTAATGTATGCCGCGAGCTTTGCCTCGGATGCGGCGCGGATCGGTTCCGCTTCCGGCCCCGGATAGAGGTACAGCTCGGCCACGATTTCGTATTCCACAATCCTGGCTGACTGCACGCTCACGCGGTCGGCAACCGGGCGTACGTCCTCGTCATTGAGCGCAGCGTTAACCACGGCCAGCAGATCATCACCGGCTTCACCGCTACCCTCCCGCCCTAGCACGGTCACAGTGACCACGGCGGGCGACGGGCTGATCGCTGATGCATCGGCTACCCGGCCGTCGGCGCTTCTGGCGTGATACTCATACGCGCCGGTCGGCCCGGCCACGCTCAGCCCCTCAAACGCGGAGGCGATGCGCAGCCGGAAATCGTCGTTACCTTCCATCATGGCGGCGGTCGGCGGGATGGTCGCATCGTCGGCCGGGGTAATCGTCAGGCGGGTTACGCCATTGTTCGCGCCGAGCTGGTCAAGGTCGCCATCCAGCGCATACGCTACCATGACGGCCTGCGCCGCCTCGTTGATGCGCTGGCGCAGGATCAGCTCACGGTAAGCGTTTTCCTGCAGCAACTTAACAATGGGTTCTGGTTCAAGCGTCAGCGTGCGAGCGATAGCGTCCTGCTGATCAGCCGGATAAAGGGAAATCAGCGTCGCCTTTCGCTCGGCCAGCAGGGTTTCATAGTCCAGTGCCTCCACCACGTCAGGCGCGGGCAGCTGGCTCAGGTCGATAGTTGCCATAGTCTCAGCTCACAGGAACGGTTAAGGAAAAAGGCTGCGCGCTGTCCGTGCGGTTGCCGGACAGCTCAACCACCATCGCGCCGTTAATATCCGACTCAAAGCTGATGGCGGTCAGCTTTACGCGCGGCTCCCATTTAAGGAGTGCCATATAGCAGGCAGACATAATCTGCAGGCGCAGCGCCTCGTTTTTCGGCTGGTCAATCAGCTCGGATAAAAGCGAACCATACTGGCGGCGCATCACCCTGGAACCGAGCGGGGTCAGCAGAATGTCACGCACCGACTGCCGGATATGATCGAGGTCGGTCAGCGCGCCGCCGGTTTCCCGGTTCATGCCGATGTATTTTGCGGTCGTCATAATGGTGCCCCCGTCTTGCCGCCGCTGTCGCCCGGATGGATATGCGTATGCAGCACTTTGCCGTTTGAGGACAGGTTGCCGCCGGTGTGCGTCACGTCGCCTTTCATGGTTGCGCCCTTTGTAACTTCCAACTGCGCAGTTTTAAGCAGCGTTGTGCACTCCACTTCTGGCGAGTCGAACAGGATTTTTACCGCCGCTTTGATAGTTGCGGTCTGTATGCCGGTTGCCGTCAGCGCGCCGGTTTTCGGCTCGTACTCGATCACAGCATCGTCAGGAAATGACCAGTGCAGCGCATCGGCGGAGGCTGACGGAGCCGGATTGTCATCGGAGAAAATGCCGGGCAACACAAAGCCGGTATCAAGTTCACCGCCCAGGCATAGAACTAGGACCTGCTCGCCCACTGACGGCGCATTCCAGGAACGGGTTTTACCCGCGCGGGCGCTCAGCCAGTGCAGCCAGCCGGTTGTATTTTTTCCTGTATCGACACGGCACAGCCCGTCGTCGAGATTGACGGCCGACACGGTTCCGATGCGGATCAGGTTGCGCAGCAGGCGCTGGATTTCTGCAAATTGTTCGTTCATTGAAAAATTATGCATTTAAAATTTCGGGGATTGAAAAGCATTCTGTTTGGCTATTGATGACTAAACATGCTTGTTGATTTTCTAAATGCACAAAGTTCTTTTATCTAGTCCTTTCTAACACACTGAAAGGTCAAGCCCATGAAATCGCGTAACCAGGGTAATATTCCAATTAATGGCGTTAATTTAATTTTTTGTATTTAATTAAATCCTTAGGAAAGGCTTTTAATTTTATTTGATATTTGTAACCATTGGTGTTATTGCGTGAAAACTTCAGAAATGCTTTATTGTTCTGACGGTTAATATGGAGAGGAAATTTATGAAGGCTAAGGAAAAAGGAGCATGGATCATTCATCATGCTAAAAAAATCCAAACTACTACAAGTCAGGATTTTGATTCAATTAGTTTCGCTGGTAAGTGCGGCCAATTACTATCGGCTATATCAGGAAGTCAACAAGAGCAAATTAACACAAAAACCCTTGATGCTTTAGCTAAAGCTAATTACATAAGTCCTAAAACAGAATTGCCTGTTATCCTCAAAGAACTAGAAGATCAAAAGCTAATTTCTAAGGGTAAAGGCGGTATAGAAACCTTAGGTTTGACCGGGCGAAATATCCTTGAATTTACCACTAGAATATTTGACGAGTCAGAACATGACTCTCACGAAGAAGCTGTAATAGAAATCTCGGAAATGGCTTCAGAACGACCTATCGAATCCTCTCTGGCACGTGAGTTTATCTCCGACACTTTTAAAATGTCGGTTAAAGACTCAAATGACACATTGATCACAGGAAATGGGCTAGGTTTTTTTGACTCAGAACCGCTATCTAAAGATGAAAAGGTTTTGTTCAATGGTAATTTATTTAGAAAGAAAGATGCGAAAAAGATTAGCATAGTACTAAATTCCTTGCCAGCTGCTGAACAGCGCTTATTGATAGAGCTGAATGCTAAACTTGAAGAGTTAGGATGTATACCTTTAGCTTCTGCAAAAAAAATATTATCTAGTAACCTCTTCGATAGACTTCATTCGATTGGGATGTTTGATGTGAATGTCGTAGGTAATGAATCGGGTCGAAGTTACTTTGTTACAAGACCGGCAGCATTTTCTAAATTTACTGATTCACTTGCAGATGATGCATTAGATCTTGCTAAAGCACTTGTTGCCTCACTCACTTATGGAATGACAATTAGTTCTTATTATAGAGGACGGATACAAGCCATTTCACTTTTAATGGAAAAACTAATTAGAGGCGGTGAAGTTGGGCCTGCGACTGCGATTGGCAATGATTATCAAGCATTGGAATATAAAGGGGTTCTAAAAATAAGGCCTCATGATAATGGTAGATTTTCAATGAGATTGCTTAAGCCTGAAGTGGGTAAATTAGCTTTGTCTGTTATCCAGCATGGAGACATTACAGCGGAAGCGGTAACGAGCCTACCTGGGGCAAAAGTGACAGAATATATTCATCCGGAAGTAAACAGAGAAATCATAAGGAAAAACTGCACAGACGCTGTTAGAATACAAGCCAGAAATCTTATAGACGATATAAGGGTTGGAGGGCTTAATCAATGACAGAGAAGTTGGCAAAAGGCTATGCTACTGAAGAGATTTTGAGAAATTACTTCATCACTCTTGGTTTCTATGTCCTTCGAGGAGTTAAATTCAAATATAATAACTTTGATGTTACAGATGTAGATTTACTTCTTTTTTCAAAAAGCTCTCCTTTGAAAAGAGAGAGAATCAATGTCGACATAAAGAACAAAAGAACTCCTCAGGCTATCGAAAGAATTTTTTGGGCGAAAGGTTTGCAGCAAACCTTAAATCTTGATTCTTGCATGGTAGTGACGAGCGAGAATCGTTCTGACGTAATGGAGTTTGGCCTTAAACACGACGTAAATGTATTGGATGGAAAATTCCTAAGCAGACTTTCAAACAGCAATAAGTCTAATATAGAAAGAATACCCGAAGAACAATTGTTCTCTTTATTAGATGAATCTAGCCACGGCAAGGTTGGTGGTGACTGGAAAGGGCGTTTAGATAGAGCAAAAGCAAGATTAATTAACAAAATAAACTTTGACAACTGCAACGCTTATCTTAATGATATCAAATATTTCTTCTCAGCCGTTAGTGAAATTGACAATAAATCTAAAGAGGCGGCGGCTTTATGGAGGGCAATATATTGCGTTGTTTCATACTTTGCCATTTCATTAGACTTTATATTAAGTGATTATCAAACTCTCGATCAGGAACAAAGGAGGAAATTGCTGGATGATGGCTTCAGATTTGGTAGCGCTGGTAGAGAGTTTACCAACCGCGTAACTTCATTAGTTTCTGCGTTGGCAGCAAGCACAATTATGGATGGAACAATTACAAATAACTTAGCATCTGAAATACATAAAATGTCAGAAAGTATAAAATCTGATTTGCTGGGGGAGTTTTTTTCGAAGGTGGGTATGAATACATATCTTTTTGAGTGTGCAAGAGAAATGGAAACCCTAGCTTATAAAAAAGAAGTTTTGCCTCCCTCATCTTTGTCAAACACATCTCAATCAATAATAGCAATATTATGTGACTTCAATGGATTTGATAGAAAAAAAATAATTTTTTAAGTTAAGCGCCTTCAAGGCGCTTTCTTAAAGTTATCTAAAACAACAGCCTCTATTGCCATTAAATCATGCTTGCTAAGCCCTAATAAAGGTCGCTCTTCATATTTTAAGACTCTCCCAAACCTTGAGGCCCGGTCGCGCAACCCGAAATGATGCACGCGGGCCATGCGCTGCACGTTGCGCGCAAACTCGATCACAGCCTCATTCGGGCTGGCCTGCGTCTTCATGTATTTAGCGGTACGCAGCTTTGCGAACATTTCGCGCTTTATGCGGCCCTTTTTGCTGCGCACCGGCTGCGTTTTGCGGGGCTTAAAGGGCGTGCCGTCTGGAGCCTGCTGGCGTTTGATGTTCTGCTGCTGACTCGCGCGCAGCTTCTTCGCGATGGTTCGCGCCATTTCTTTACGTGCCGGGGCTGACAGGCTGCTGATAAGCGCCTCCAGCCGGTCGTTTACAAGCTGCAGCTCACTCATGTCTGCAACTCGCTGACCAGCTCGCCTTTAACGTAAAGCTGCACCGGCCGGGCGTCATTCTCCGGCAGCGGGTTCTCGCCGACGTGGGTCACGTGCAGCCCGTCGTCGGCCTGCTTCACGATCACGCGCTCGCTCAGCTGCAGTTCAATGCTGATATCGCTGGCCGTGTCGCTGATCACCTCCGCCTCAAAGGTGAAGCCTGTCCGGCGCTTTTCCTCGCTTGCCATGATGTCGGGTTCATTTGTACGCAGCCATGCCAGCAGCGGCACGATCAGCAGGTCGATATTCCCGGTGTAGTCGGTAATGACCATGTTAAGCCGGTACTGGTATTCAAACGACAGCGAGCTGGCAAGCGTCGAGACGATGCGCCCGCTGTCGATAAACACGTTCAGCGCGTCAGGGTTTCGCTGCAGTTCCGGCACGCTGTCGGTCAGCGCCTGGCGCAGCTGTTGTGGTTTCAGCATCGTGTTGTTCCTGGCAGTCTTTGATGATTTCGACCTGCAGCCCGCAGGCAGCGAGCGCGACCTCTAACTGGCGATTATCCGCCGCCAGATCGCCCGCTGTTTTAAGGCTGTTTCCCGGCACCGGGCAGCTTGTCACGCGCGGACACCCAATCCAGATAATCTCTGGCGCTGGCGAAGGCCGGACGGGCGTGCAGCCGGATAACATCATCAGGCAGAGCAGCAGCAGACCAGTTACGCAGTATCGGATTCGCATCGGTTTCTCTCTGTATGGTCATTTCACGGTTAAGCGCGGCCGTGCTGGCACGGCCCTGCATCAGCCGCAGCTCGGCCTCGCGCTTCTGGCTGGCTTTCGCATCCGCGTCCAGCCTGGCTATCGCCCGGTCGCGGCTCTCGATACCGGCCGACAGCGTGCCGATAATGCGCTGTGCGCTGGTCAGGTCGTCTTTTACAACTTTCCACTGCCAGCCGGTCACGCCCAGCGCCAGCAGAGCGACGGCCAGAAGCAGAGCTATCAGGCGCGTCATGACACACCCCGCAGGCAGAAGGCTGTTTCCGCAGCGCGGCGGTTTTCCAGCCCGCGATTTTTCACGCCCTTAACGAACACCCAGCGCCGCAGCTCGTTACAGGCATCAAGCCAGTGCTGCAGCCTGATGTAACGGGCAAAGGTCGAGCTGCAGGCCGCGCGCACGCCGACGTTAAAGGCGAATGAAACGGCCGTGTCATAGACCGGCTGTGGCATATC